TGTGTTGACCCAACGCGTCAATTGAGGTTGCGAAATGAACGTGTAATTTTGATCGTTCAGTAGCGCCGAAGTGTCGTTAAGAAGCTGACTGAGTGACATACAAACCGCCCAAATAAGTTAAAGCCCGCACCCGCGTCACCGCAAGCACGGGCTTTTATTTAATCAGCTACTAGCTATTAGACTTGCGTCAAGTAGCTGGTGTCTGTCTGACCACCCATCGTGAAGGTCACGACTGGAGCTGCCGTAACAACCGAAGCGGTTGCGATGACAACTGGCGTTGGCGAAGAAGTGTAGATACCGCCATCATAAATCACCGCGCCCGTAGCAGTGATACCACCGCTGGAGATTGGAGCCTTGATGTTAGCATTACGCGTCTTAACCAAACCCGACTGGGTGTTTGGATTGGTGTAGGCTGCTGCGGTCGTTGGGAACGCGTCTTCTGCCGTGATCTGAGCGACCGTACCAGAAAGACCTGCACCTGCCGTACCGGCTGCGTAAGCCGTGATCGACCAGGACATGATACCCGTTGCTGCTGCCGATGCACCGCCGCCGCCGGAGAACGAAAGCGTTGGAAGCGAAGTCTGACCGCCCTGACCATGGTCGAGGCAAAGAAGACCCGTAACCGTGCCCGCACCCGTAAGAGTTGCAGTTGCAGCTGCGTTGTAACCCTGTGTCACGCCATTCACGCCTTCGCGTGGATCGTTGATGAACACAACGGTTGGGGCCGAAGCATAACCAGCGCCTTGGTTGGTGACAGTAACCGAAGAAACTACACCGCTCGAAAGCGTAGCGTAACCGGTTGCCTGAATACCGCCCGCAGGAGGAGCTTGGAACTGGACGATTGGTGGGTAGGTGTAGTTCACGCCACCGTTGGTAACGGTAACCGTGGAAGAGACTGCACCGCCAACAACTGCGCGCCAAATCGAGCTACCAGCCGAAGCCGTAACCGTTGGGGCAGAGGTGTAGCCCGAACCAGCGTTGGTGATCAACGCACCGACGAGAGCGCCGGTCTGGTTTGCGAGGCGGTAGTTAACACCGTCCGAGTAAATGTAACGAACGCCACCTTGGTGATCGCCGTTACCGATGTTGCGCCAGATGCCCGTAATAGGGTCATACTGCTGAACAACGGTGTAAAGACCGGTGTTCACCATGTACCAACCTGCTGGGCTGATCAGTTGAACCTGACCAGACTGCAACGTGATTACGTTAGTGGCTACGCCCTTCAGAGAAGGTAATACGCCGGAACCAGAAAAAAGACCCATCGGTCACTCCTTTAGATTACTGCGGGCGAAGTGCCCGGAACGTTAGGCCATGCGGCACCGGTAATACCCGAAATCTGGGCACCAGACGAAGGCTTCGCGCAGACAAGATCAGCTGCCGAAATCAACACACCGATATCCGAAATCTGACCAACTGGAATCTGGCTTTCGAAACCAGAGAACGTCATTGGTGCGTATTCCGACATATAGAGGCCGGTGTAGCGCGAATTTACCACGATGCAAGTGCCGAGTGGGCAGAATGGATCGGGGAAGATCGGCGTGTCGAGAACACGGATAGCGCGGAAGCCCGCATTAACCGCATCGTCCTTCTCGTAGATCGACCGAGGTTTCGTGGTGAACATTTCGAGCGACATGAAGTCAGACATGAGTTCTGCCCAGTTTGCTGGGTTCATGACTGCGTAATCAGGTGCTTCACCGCCAGCGCCCGACTGAATACGGGTGAGGAGCTGGGCCATGCCGACACGCGTGGTAGCAGCAGCGCCGGTGTTCGTAATCAGCTGACCCGACCAGAACGAACCTGGGGTACGCGAGATACCGCCGTAAGATGGAACGTTCGTGCCGTCGTCATAAGCTTGCGTCAGCGAGTCCCAAACTTGGGTGTTGGCGTAGTTGTTGGAATAAAGAGCCTGTGCGTAGGCTTGCTTGATAACAACCGCTGCGTCCGACATCACTGCGCGGAGCTTAGGAATAACAACTTCGGACGACTGGATAATTGCTTCCATTCCGAAGAAGCCAACTGGAACCATACCAAGCTTGAGCGAGAACTGAGCGTTCTGGATTGCTGCCTGATCGGTTGGCATTGGGAAGTCGCCAGCAAACGAACCCCAGTTGAAGGAAACGAAAGACGATCCCTGCACTGGAATGGTAATCTGGCTGACACCGCCGCGTGCAGCTTTGGCGTTCGACATGAACAAGCTGAGAAGCGGATGTGACTGATAAATCTGTACNTATACAGAAGGCAAGAAAGCACGCCGCGTTAGTGCGGCGAGCTGTGCGCCAAGCGCGCCTGAAGGGGTAATACCGCTTCCGGTCAGCGTGGCTACTGGGGAGGTAGGTAGAGCCATTGGTTACGTCCTTTTATTACGCCGCGCGACCGAGCGTGTCCCGGACATACTTGTCAGGGTCGGCTACAAATTCGGTAAGCTGTGAGTCCATGTAACCCATAGGGTCACGATGAAGTTCAACTANTGCATCGTTGCGGTTTTTGGACCCGAATAGATCGAGGTCTTGCGGTGCCCAAGTTGGACCTGCAACCTTTGCTGGCGGAGCCTTGCTGGCGACATACGCGGCAGCGGCTTCTGCGTCCGAATAATTGCCCGTAGACTTCATACGATCAATCATCTGATTGAANCCTTCTTCAGTCAGATTATAGTCGCGACGGGCTTTTTCGAGTTGTTCTTCAAGTTTTAACTTCGTGCGCTCTTCATCGGCGGCACGTTTTTCATCAAGACGCTCTTCAAGAAGCTTTTCGTATCTGTCTTCAAGAGTCTTGATCTTGTTCAAGTGTGGCTCAACGATTGGGGCAAACATATCCTCAGTCGTTTTAACGTCGTCCCAACGGGCCTTAGCCGCTTGTTGGATTTTTTTACCGACTTCACCGTCGTTCCAAAGTGCGTCAATCAACTCTTTGGAGCGCTGAAGAGCAATTTGATCTGGGGTCATAGCCATGGTTTACTTCCGACCTTCTGGAGCCGTCGCGCCATTTTTGCCCGAATTGCGTGAAGCGTCGTCGCCAACGTGTTCGAGGCTGCGGATGTGGTTGGTGCCGTCAGTTGGAAGACCCGACTTGCGTGCGCCAATTCCCATCGTTGGGAACTCAACGTACTGCATAACGCTGCGATCTTCTTTAACGTCGTTAACGTATGGGGTAGGAACTTTTCCTTGTGCCATAACTTACTCCTATGCGCCCATTGGCGGGGTTGGTGGTGGTGGAGCGCCCGCTCCGGGTCCGCCGGGTGGTGGACCACCGGGCATCATACCAGCCATATTAGGCTGTGTCTTAGCGGCACGCGCCATTTCCATCAATTGTTGAATGGCGCCCATTTGGTCGCCTTGTGCGCCACCTTCTTTTTCAAGGTGCTTGCCGATGTCGGCAACGGCTTTAAGAACGGATTGATGGAGTGCTGAACCCATTGGCAACTGGGGGAGTGCTTTTTGAAGCGACTCAAGACCCACTTTCAAAGCTGCCATTCCTTGCTGACTTGAACCAGCCATAGGTCCGGCCATGCTCGCTGGCCCCGCGCCACCCATAGGTGGCATCGCGCCAGGAAGTCCGGGAACGCCGGGGGCTGGGCCACCGGGCATTGGCATGGGCGGTAAAGCCATAATTTACACTCTCTAAACTAAAACAGTTTATTTACGAGTAGAACGTTTTTTAGAACGGCAAGAAGCCATGTGACCGACTCCTAAAATTACTTGCGCTTAACGCGACGCGAACCATAAGCCATGTTAGTCTCCTATAAAAAAGTGAAAGACGGAGACTGTTGAGTCCCCGTCTTCCGAAACCACAATTACTTGCGGCCCTTGCGGTGCATCTTACGGCCACGCTTTTCGGCGATTTCAGAAACGTCAAACATAGTTAAACTCCTATTGCTGGGAACGTTGAGAGAGCTTACCATCTCAACAGACATCAGATTACGTTGGCTATAAGAGCCTTGTCAATATATAATTGAGAAAAGCTGTGGTTTATCAAAACGATAGGATGGGATGATATGCACATACCTAAACGCGATCTCGAATCATTCGCCCGAAACTTGGCGAATATTTGTATGTCGTCCCGACAGGCGAGACAAAATCGTGGAGCCTTTTTCGAGTCTTACGCCANGTCTGGTTCAGCTGACGCAGCTGCTCCAGCAATGTTTAANAAGACTTACGCATCACTCGATGATCTCGAATCACTTCTTTTTTCTCCGGTGTCTTTACGCTTCGCCATCACCGATCCTGATCTTCCAAACGTTGTCAACGAATCTAAAGGTCGGGCTGCTGCGGCACGCATTAGAAAATTCTGCCGCCAGACTGATTCGGACAACAAGATTTCCCAAGCCGTCGGAATTGCTCTCCGCAAAGGTCTCGGCATNTTAAAATTAAATTCTGTCAACAAAGAATTTAGTACGCAGTTGGTGCAGCCAGAAAACTTTGGNGTGTTGCACGANAACTACACGGCGCTTGATGCGGACATGGAAGCGTTTACGCACCGCATGATCATTACGCCCGCGCAATTCCGCAACCTTATTCGCGGTCGTCCTGACGAAGACGACTTGAAAGAACGTGCCAAGACGCACATGAAAGGTATTTCTGGCGGCATGAAAGACGCATCTGCGTCAGCCATGAATATCGTGACGGGCGGCCTTTACCCGTTCCAAGCTGCGGGCAGCGGTCTTCCAAACCAAAGCCGCGGCCTTGTTGACTGGATGTCGCAACCTAAAGCCGACATCGATCCAGCCGTTGAATCGGCCATGCTTGAGCTAGACGAGCTTTGGGTATGGGATGACAACCGTGGTGATTGGACGACGTTCCAGATCATTGGCGAGGACATTCTGATTGGCGGTAAATACCAGTTGACAAGCTCGTTCTCTTACAACACTTACGCCAAACAAACCGATCCTGTTCTCAAAGGAAGCCACCCATTCACTACATTTTGCGCCAATCCGGTGCCGGATTACTTCTGGGGCTCGTCGGAAGTTACGCGCCTTGTTCTTCTCCAAGAAGCCATCAATTCCCGTATTACGGGAATTAACAAGATGCTTCGCAAGCAAGAAGAGCCCGCCACCAAGTTTGTCGGCTCGACCGGCGTGAACCAACAGGCACTCTCTCGCTTCAACAAGCCGGGTGGTTACTGGACTGACTCCAACCCGAACGCCAAGATCGAGCGTGACAACATTACAATCCCAGAAGCGTTGTGGGCGTCGCTCCATGAATATGAGCGTATGTTTGACGAGATGATGGGTCTTCCGCCAATCGCCAAGGGTCAAGGCGAACAGGGTGTTCGCTCTGCTCAACACGCCGAAACATTGGTTCGTATGTTCTCACCACGCTTTAAAGACCGTGCGCTCCTCATCGAGCGTGACGTTGAAAAGTTTGGCGCTCTTATGCTTGACATGGCTCGCGCTCACGTCGATCAAAAGATGATTGCGTGGGTTCCAAAAGATGCGGCTGGTTTTGAAAGTTCGTCTATGCCGGGCGAAGAAGCATTGTTGATCCCGCCAGCCAAGGGTCTTGTGGCAGTGACGTTTACGTTTGCTGATCTGCCGGACGACGTGTCGCTCACCGTTGACTCGCACTCCTCGTCGCCAGCGTTCTCGCAAGACGCCAAGGAACTCGCGTTCAGCCTACAGCGGATTGGCGCAATGTCGCCATCCGAGCTTGTCGATCATGTGGACGTTACCGATCCAGACGAGCTGCGCGCCAACATCATGCGCCGCGAAATCGCTCACGCAGAAGCAGCTGCCAAAGAACAAGAAGTTAAGGCTCAAGCGCACAAAAAGAAGTAAGGGGCCGAAGCCCCTTATTTTTTACCCGTCGGTTCTGTTCTCATCACCCGTAACGGTGACTGCCCGTTTTTAACTTCGGGCAGTTGGATAGATGCCGGATTTAATGCCGCACTACGGAACGCCCCAGAAATGGCCCGACGACCCAACAAGTCAGCTTGCTTCTTGTTGATGCCCGCTGCTTGTAACCCGCGACCGCCAAAATAGTTGTCAGCCAATGTCTGTTGCTGCCCAGGTAATTTCGGTGCGACGCCTTCGCCGTGACGGATGTTATCTTTCAAGTCCGTCATTTGATAATCTTCCATGACGATACGCGCCGTCTCGTCAACGGCTTTCACAACAATCTTGTTGCCGATCTGCCCCGGTCCCTGACCGGACTCCAACATTTGTTGGAAATTAGCCATTTGCTTTTTCATAGCCGCCAGTTCTTGCTTTACGACGCAAGCTTTGCTGGGGCATGGCGGATCGTTGATCGGTATCGCCTTGTACGTGCGGGAGTATTGATGGTTACACAATTCGCACTGGTACCTGATCTTGTACTTGGTCGGCTCCAAAAAGGTATCAGACTTTTCCATGTTGATCTCCAACGTGACGGTCATATCAATCTTCCATTCTTTTGTAACCGATAGGGTTTATATCCAACCGCTGACCACCGGCATTATGCCTTGCCCAATACGCGTCGTGAACCCACTTCACATTCACCGCATCATAAGAACGTGTCACGCGCCACACCGCAGGAACAGCGTCCACGCCATTCTCTGTCAGCCAGATGCCGCGTCCGTTGTACGGATAGTTAACGCTTGGCTCCGGCAAATCTTCCCAACCTTTTGGAACTTTGACTGCTGGCACCACTGGCGTTTCTTCGTCAAACAAAGATTGAGGCGCCGGAGCCTCCGTTTTAGCGCGAAATTTAACGTCTGCTCTACTCATAATCCATACTCCGTTTGCCATGCAGGGGGTTCGGGTTCATCGTCTGCATGATCTTCCATCGTCTTCAAAAAGTTGTACACGATCCGGTTGACCGTGGTTGCGACCGCTGGCTTCTCACCTTTCTGAGCGTTCATCACCGCATCATAGGTCAGACCTTGAGCCATCATGTCTTTTTGCGTCCAGTCCTTCCAAGCACGAACCGCAAACGCCATGGCGAACACGCGATCGTCTTTGCAATTCTCGTCGCGTGACTCTGGCGCACCGATGTGCCCGTTATCGACAACCACCAACGACATTTCGTTCAGCAACGAACGGGAGTTGATGTTCAACTCGTTCGACACATAACAACCGCGAAGCTGGTGCATCAGAATTGACTGGGTATTCCAGTTGGTTTGGAAGCCGATCACATATCCGGCACCCATCGAGTCAGGCCGCTTATACAAATACATCCGTGCGTGCGAACCGGCGTCTTCCCATCCACGGGCTTTCACCCGCGAAGCGTTGCTTTCTAAGGATAACAACTGACGCAGATGATCGAACTCTCCAAGAACAAGTGCGCCCGGCCCACCGATTTCGGGGTTGACGAGACAATCGACGTAGGCAGACGACAAATGGAACAATACCCAAGCCGCATGTTTGGCCTCAACGTCGGCTGTGCAATACTCTGCGACTTGTACAACTCGGTCGGCGAAGCACCGCCATACTGAGATGACGTGGTGGTCTTTGTGGTCGTTCCGTCCGTATGCTGGGTCCATGCCGATGACATACTTTGCTCCATCTACAGGCTCTTCCCAAACTTTCAACTCGATGTCGTCCGGGCTATCCACGCCGGGCTTCAACTCAATCATTTTGAAATT